TTTCACCATGAGTTCCCCGTGGAGCCGTTCAAGCAATTCAACAAGATCACGCTTAGTAGACTTAACTGGTACTTCGCCATAACCGTGCATCGCCAGTTCCTCCGTATTTTTAGATAAAACAACTGTGTCAGAATGTGTTGTTCTTTCAGGATGTTCGTATGTCGTATGCCAAGAGGGTCGTTCTGAGATATTTATTAGGGCCTCGGCACGATACGCAATGAACGTCCTAGCCTCACACACGTTACCTTTGACTGCTTAATATACGAACACCCTAAGAGAACAACACATCCGACCGGAGTTCACCCATAGCCCCGAACATTCACCGCGTGGGATCACCGCATCCCGTGGTCGGCTTAACTAGTCTTGTGTCGATAATTGAAACGATTGAGACAATCATCTCTGCAAATGGTTACTCGGTGGCGTGTGACAGGTTATTGAGCATAGGGTGTCAATAACATCACACGGCGTAGGAATCAACATGGGCGATGCGTCCCGTATGGGTTTCCTCGTCCCTGTATTCCGCGTTCCCCTTTGGTTCAAAAGCAGCAACAACTAGTAAGAGGTTCGATGTCAATGGGTGGGTGCGAGGCTTCTCGGCAAGCTTGTAGCACTTGCCTCGGTGACACTCGCAACCGCAAAGTTTTAAGATATTCGTTTCGCTCACTGGCGGCGACTGACGTGCGTCTCATCTCTGACGAGAATGAACCTTTCGGCGACGATCTCACGCTCTCTGCGGGCTGCCTGGTTTTAGTTGCTTGAATATCTGTCTGACTTTGTGCTGGTCACTTCTAAGAGTTTGCTACTCTTCGCAACCCCTAGCGCGTCTAACTATGCGCTACGGACGTTCGTAGCAGACCAGCTATTAGAGTATGAAAAGAATTTCGTCTAACCAGAACTGGTATTGCACCAACCCTGACTAGCCCTCCCGTTGGGGACCTCCCACCGGGGCGATGTGAACCCGTTACATATGTATAATAACATTAATATACATATTGTCCTAATTACCTATCATCCAACTGCGTGATTCACGGTGAAAAACACCCGAAAACATTAAGGAAAACGCACGTCAAAAAAAGATTTGACTTTTTTTGTGGTACGCTGTGAATGTCGATGGGAATGAAGTCGAAATTCGCACGATGGGCTATCGGTCAAGGCGTGTCTGACTACCTCAAAAAGATGGGCATCGATAAGCCGGATCGACAGCGAGTTGTGAAGGCGGTGCAGGATATGTTGAACCCGAAGAAAGAACCTGTGATGCTGGGTGGGATGGTATCGGTGGCTGTCGCACTGGGCGCGGCCTTTGGACTTGAGCTAACAGTCGAAGAACTTTCCGTCACAGTGGCAACGGTCATTGCCATCGTGACATTCGTGCAACGGAAATTCGTCTCCCCTAAGAACTAGGAGGTCATCATGGGATGGGTCACGATTGGATTAAAGCTCCTGCCGTTCATCGTCGAAGCGGTGAACTGGGTCGAAAAGTTTGTGACAAGGAAGGGTCAAGCAAAGCAGGATGCCGCGATTGCGATGTGCGTGTCCATGCTTGGGATTGCCGAGGCCGCACTCGAAAGAGACATACTTTCAGATTCCGAGGTTGAGGATGCGGCACGGAAGACAATTGATGCCGTGGTCGCGCTTCAGAACATCATCGCCAGAAAACAAGCTGAGTCATCTTAAAGAAAGCGCATCGCTCGACGCACCCATCCCAGAAGGAAGACGACTTGTGAGGTGTCGCGTTGGACGATACGACACAATCGTTCGATTCGACGTTTGGTCAAACCAATGAGCAATGCTGTTGGCGACTGTTGTTTCGCTGCTGCAATTGTTTTCGGCCCAATCATTCCATCTGGCAATACACTGAGATAGCGTTGCAATGATCTGATAGATGAATTGGGGCCTGATAGCACTGCATCGTCCATGACAAACGGTTGAATTTTCTTGGGCAGTTCGTTGATGCGTGGTCTTAAATAATATCTCTCTAGATATATCTGTTCGGCTTCTTTTCTTTCAAGACACCTTACATCGTCATCCGTGACGGGTGTTTTTCTCCATCGGCGTAACGTCTGCTTCGTTATCCCCATATTCGTCACGCCACCTCTATCTTGGGGGTGATTCACGTAGCCACCCTCAGTGGTGATGATGTCGTGAATGATTGTCTCAATCCTTTGCATCGGCATCAACTTGGATTGTCTTCAGGTGTTGTTCTAATTTCTGTTGTCTGATGTCAAAGGTCTGAATGTCACACGATGGAGGTTTCTCATCTTCGATTCCGTTGGCAGTCATGTTCTTCGGAATAGCACACGGCCCACATGATCTCAGCCGTCTGATGAAATCGAAAAACGCCATCGTCTAATCCTTTCCATGTCCATTCTGTTCTACGAGTTTCTCCGCGACATTGACCGTCTGTAATGCTCGACTTCGCCATTCGTTTCGATCATTTCTCATATCAACATAGATCCAACCAAACACCCACCAACCCCTAAGTCCTCCGAATATGATCAATGCCATCAATCCCGGCACTCCGATGCCTTCGATAAAGTGAATGATCTCGATACTCTCTTCCATAAGCGAAACGTCCAGACTGCATAAAGTGTTTAGACAGTAACCACGAAGAAGGCCTGTCCGAGATTTTCATCCAATCGGACTGGCCCTTTGCCTTCATAGACCTGTTCTCCATTTTTCAAAGAGATAATTTGAAATTCTCTAGATTGCACATCACTCAGTTCTACGTAGTCACGCACACCACTCAACAACATGGCGAACTTGTCATGTTGGACTGCTGCGAATGCACGGGACACACCATGTGAAGGGCCTCCATGTGTCCAGTGTTCAGATTCCAAGTCTGGAAATGGATGTGGCCCACCACCTGTTCCGACACGCGTTTCTTGCCATTTACAAATATCTGACGGAATCAGTGGCATAACTGAACGGAACACCCGCCGCAATGATTCGGCCTCTGGTAAATCACTGTATTCGCCTTTGTCGTTGTGAACTCCACAGATGTCATGGTGCGCCGATGCACCACAACCAGAAATAAATGCTGCCAACGGTGCTGATGCTGCCACTTCAATTATCCGACCCCCATTGGAACGGTCCCATCGTTGGTGTTCGTTATCAATAATGAGCCGAGGACAATTAGGAATCTCCCATCTGCTGTGCCACGGTTGTCGCACCCATCGCCACGGGCCTTCGTTGGTATTGTCACGCCGAGGGAAATGCACTGATGTGACATCGGAAGGACTGCCATCGTGCAGATGAGACAGCGACTCAACGATGCCATCCCAATCACTCGCGCATGGCGCACTTAACGCCAGTGGTGCATCAGATAATTCCTTGAACGTGATGCCCAACGAGCGAATTTCTTGTGCGCCCCATCCATTGTGCTGATGGTTGAACTCATTCGCTATCTCGACGAACAGCACATGGTCTCTATAACTGTTAATAAGTTTGGCCCATTCACCGACGAACCATTCAGGATCAGAAATCAGGTGTCGTCTGGTGAATAAAGTAATTTCTGAACGCAGCCCATGTTCTGCCAAGGCCTGTATGGTCTCTTCCATCAACTGGAAATAATTAGGCGTCTGCACATCAGTGCCACCCTGCCAATCATGGCTGCCAAACCACCGAACATAATTCATCCCACACGCGCTGGCCCACTCTGCCATCTTGTCCAGTTGTGTTCTGTTGTGTCGAACTGCCCACGGACACCAAAATGCAGACACTCCCAATGCTGGGAACGGACTTTCGTTGTCGCTAAACATGTCCCCGTCCGCTCGTATTTCGCCTGAGAATGGATGAAGGGGATCTTCTAATGGTTTCGTGATGACTGGATGGATCTCATCAAGGATCGACGACATCGACCCGAACCGATCCTGTTCGTGAATCGCTCGATACGTCGCTTGGTTGATCACGCCCTGATCTAGTTTGCGCTTGACTTCTTTTAACCGCGACAAAATGGCCTGTTCAAAGAGTTCAGGTGAATCAGACAGCAGGAGAAACGCGCTATCCGTATGCGAATGCTGAATCCACCAGTCGTAGTCGGGTTTCTTCATGGCTTAGTCTGCGTTATATTTATCGAACAATTCTTCAATCTTGGCTGGCGCTGTGTCCTCCAGCCGAACGATCTGGAAGGTTTCGATAATTGTCAGCAGTTCGCTTTTCGCCGTGGCAAGACTAGTGCCAGTCTTTCCTGCGACCCAGATAATGACGGCTTGAAACACAGCATCATCGACACTGACGTTCGGCGGATCATTTCCGTAGTGTGGCATCTCTAAACTCCTCGCAGTGCATAGACAGCCCACTGCCATTTCGTAGTCCCGCCAGAACCATTCGTGGCACGTATCGCCAGTTCCCATTCTGCCGTCCAATTTGTTGAGACGGTGTAGAGACTTCCGAGTGCATTACTCCCGGATGGCGAAGCGATCACCTTGGTCAACTCTGCCGAGACAATAGACATCGCCGCCAGACCACCGTTTGAACTCACGGGAATGTTGTTCTCGGAGAGGTTGCCAATCTGTGTGGAGTCGGTTTCGCTCCACAGTATTGGGTCGATTACCGTCGCTCCAGTAATTGTCAGCATCCACTTCACAATGATTGAATCCTTCGCGTCCAACGCGCCAGCCGAGAAGGTGTACGTGTCGAAATTATGCGCGCTTTCCGTGGAACTCGATCCTGTATTGCAATGCAATAGTTCAACATCACCACCGGCAGAAGCCCATGACACATCTGTCCCATCAGATTTCAAAAACGTGTTGGCTCCACCCACAGCCAATCGCGTTCCAGTCGGGACACCCGAAGACCCATACAAGATATCTCCGCGTGTCGTGAGTGGCTTCAGTTGCCATGCTACATCTGTCCCGTCTGAACCAAGCAGCGTATTCGCTGCACCGACCGCCAGACGCGCACCGGTCACCGTACCGCTTGATCCGTATAACAGGTCGCCCCGAGTTGTCAGTGGACTCAGCGATGCAAAACTTTCCGTCTGGAACGATAAGGGTCGCCAATTGGTGCCATCGTAGACCAGACTGTAGGTCTTATAGGATTCATCGAGCGTCACATCAGCACCGATGTCGAGGTTGTCGGCTCCACCCGTCCCAGCCTTTATCACGACCGTTCTGGCATCACTTTCAACCCGTAGGTGCAGAATGAAGCCAGCAGCCACATCAGTTCCAGCGGTGATGGTATCGAGGTCATCAGATGCAGCATCGCCTTCGGTATCGACCTTGTGATAGTTCTGCGTGACCGTTATCACGCCAGATGCGATTGTCAGTTCTGTGGCATCTGTAAATTCAAGTTCGCCCGAATCGTTGATCGCAGTCTTCAAGAGATTTTGGTTATCTCGGATGTAGGTGTTCATGATTGAAGCCGTAACGAGTTCACCTGACACCCAAGTTCGCGGAGTTGTCCAAGCCATTGTTAGATCCTCAAACTTTCCCTAGTAAGAACTTTCAGAGATTCGCCTATCCAGTTTCTATGATGAGCATCGCGCCTTTTCATCAGTTCTTTCTCAATCTTTTTGGCATCTCTAGGGAACACGATGTTCGTATACCGTCTTCCGCAATCGAAACAGCACGACACCTTGAACTTCGGACTCGTCAAACCGCCCCCATTGCATTCACAGTTGATCACCCATCGCCCGTGATTGATATAGGCGTCGATCGGGTCGTCGACCTCGAACACATTCTTCCCCTTCTTACCCATCGCCCGACTATGTACTTCCAAGTAAGACGTCACGTCTGATACACCTGAATGAAGGTGTCCTTCTGCTGGGCCGTGAATACAGTCATCCATTATGCGAACCCCAAGTTCGTCGTGATGCCAAGTTCACTAGAGCCAACCTGATCCAAGACCCACGCCTGAGTAGCCGTCGCGGGAGCCAGCACCCAACTCGTAGTGATAATACCCCCACGCGCTATCGTCATGCGAACACCGTTAATGAAATACCCAACGGCTACACCTCCCGAAGATTCCGTGATGCCTGTCATCGTCTCTGCGAATGTAACCTTGTCCCCCGGCTCCCTCGCAAGGCTTTGCGTCATCATGTAAGTGGAGGCGTTCGACGCAAGCTGAAAACCGCTCACCACATAACGAGGGTCTTTGTAGATGTTCAAAATCCAGTTGGCGATTTCGTTCCCAAACTCGCCAGCATTGGATTCGTACTTCATGTCGATACGTGAATCGCGTTCACCATACTTGTTCATCGATACATCATCGGTCGCAGACATCACTGTCTCAGTGACATCACTGATGGCCGTGCCTCGTATCTGCAAGGTCGTGAGATACGCGGTAGACGTGACGTTGTTGTTCGTGATTTCTAGATCAACGGCATTGGCTGCTTGGGTTTTCACCGTGACAGAAACATCGGTCGTGATGTTGCTTCCAGACCCATCAGACGCGGTATTTGCTATCCAATCCGTTGCCGATACTGGAGTCTCAATCGTTGCGGCTGCGACACGATAGGCGTTAATTGATGCTTCACGATATGGACAACTAATGGTGATCGTCGAGAGTGGTGGAATCGAGGGCGTGCTGCCTGTCGTTGTTAATTCATAAAGCACTGATGTTGCATCATCAGTAGTTCGTGGATGAACAACCACGTAAACCGTATTGATGATCCCGTCCCGACCACGGGAAACGTCTAAGCCCGTCATCGTATTATCGAACGATCCGACCGCTGCACCAGCCGTTGGGCGAGCGTGTCGATCTTCAAACGTTAGAACACCACCGCCGGTAGTGTCTCCCTTCACATAAAGATATCCGAGTTCAGAAATGACGCAATCGTATAAGGCTCTTAATACCGAGGTCTGCGCGTCCAAAAGATTATCAAATGCTGTGACGAATGTGCTTTGTCCTTCTGCGTAGTCTGTGGACTTCGGAGGAACCGTTACAGCATTATCAACGAGATCCTTAATAAGTTCGTCGCTGCGTTTATTCGACTGAACCGTGACCCCTTTCACCTTGGATATCGCCGCTTCATCCATCCAATCAACAGCCACGCAGTTAACGATTTCACTTTGATACTGACCAGCCATAGGAATAATCTGGCTCAACTTGCCCGTGAATTTGTAGTAGGTCGTTCCGCTGTATGTGATTCTTAGTTCGATAAGGTTCCCTATATCCCAACCAGCCAGCGCGTTTGCATGGTCTGGTGAATAGGCTCCCTGTTGCCCGTGGCTATTCGTGGAACTATTGTCTAGCGAAAAATTCAACGTTCCGGTATCGGCCACCCGATCCAACGGGCCGGTTCCCGTCACGCCGTACTCAAGCTCGACGTTTGCTTCGCCAACTAAAACATCGGCGGTGATATCAGTCACCACCCCATCAATCCTTGTAGATGTGCCTAATTCGCTACTCGCTTCAACACCAAGAAGCCATCCACCATACCGAGTATAGATTTCTGGAGTTGCGGTGATTGTCGGCATCTTACTGAGCCAAAAGGATCGCGTCCCGTAAGTGGATAGGAAGGTTTCTTAGTTCAGTTTTGAGACCCCTGACCTCAGCTAACAACGCGCGGTCGCGCGATTCCAAATTGGTTAACGGGATAATTGCTTCTGGTCCAGCTTCACCAACAAGCCCAACAGAAGGTCTGGTGACAATGCCACCGTGAGCAGCAGAAAATTCAAGACCGTGCTGTCCTGACGTATCTATTCCACTGTCTGTATAACTGACGTGTGCAGCAATATTTATTTCGCTCGGTATTTCATTAACTTTATCCTTGACGCCCATCAACCTAGTTATCAACTCATCCATCTTGCCGACTAACGTACCAACTGCCGTTGTGATTGCTGACCATCCACTTGCTTGTTCGGTTTCCAAAAGTCCAGCTTCCTTGGCTTGGTCAATAAGTTTCTGAGTATTTTCATCCACAGGGATACCAAGTTTTTCGTGGGCCTCCATGATGGTCTTTAGGGCTGGCCCCATCATTAGAACTGCCTGTTCTTGCGAGAATCCTTTTTCGATCAATTTGTCATACATGCGGATGCCTTGACGTTCCATCGCACCCAAGGTTTCAGCATTTAATGAACCAGTGCGCGACAATGCCAACATCGTATCGTCCAATGCTTCGACGGCAGTCACCAAGCCTTTGTTGTTCCGAATCCGATCTTGGAAATGGGCAAGCTCTTTGACGGCCGCGTTATCAGATTCGATACCGAGTTCTTTCTGCGCGTCGATAATGGCGTCAAGGGCAGGGCCATGTGCCTTCACTGCCTCTGTGAACGACATGCCAGCAGCCATCGCAGATTCAAACGACGCAACGGCTATCGTGCCGAGGTCTTCGAGTTCATCCTTCGTCTTGACCCCACTTGCAGCGATTGCGGCAATCCCTTGGGAAGTGAGTTTCGCCTGTTCGCCAACGAACTTGATGGTCTCTGCCGAAGTTCCGAAGCGTTCGGCAAGCGTGATGAGTTCGGTGAACTTCTTACTAGCGATGCCCCCAGATTTAACGACGGCACTTGCAATCATGCCGAACGATTTATCAAACGAACCCGCCGCCTGTTCTGTAGTGATGGCCCCGGTTTCTACTGCGCTGAAAATGTCGCGAACACTTCGTATCGCCTTTTCAGTTCCCATCGCGATGACACCACCCTGCTCCGCAATGATGTCTGCCATGTGCATCATCATCGCGCCGAAGTCAGACTGGGTTTCTTTACGTGTGTTGGCGATTGCATCGGCAAGACCTGTAGAAATAGCCTTGCCAAACATTTGTTCGCTGGCCTTTGTGACACTCTCTTGCACAGTCGGGCCACTGAATAATTTCTTTAGACCACCAATCAATGGGCCAGCTAACGCGCCGACCGCAGCACCAATCGGGCCAGCCAAACCAGCGAAGCCTTTCATCAGTTTTCCTACGCCGTCTTTGCTGGCTACGGCTGCACCCCACGCGCCTCCGATACTCGCACCAGCCACGGAACCAACCTGAGAACCAATTGCTTTGAACGCCCCGAATAAACCACCGCCGCCTTTGAAAGCGTCGATCACGGTATTAGGTATCCCTTTCACAACATCTGCGAATCCTCGCTTCAGACTCGACCCCATCATCTGGCCCATCGAAACCATACTTGGCCCTTCACTTACCCCGCCCTGTATCTCAAGGCCAACAGCCGGAAGTCCACCTTTGGCCATCATGGCATTTCTGATGTTTGCGGCGGTCTTGTCTATCTGCGCCATAAAACCACCCGGCATCGCATACATATTGACCCAAGGATTTTCACCGAGGTCAAGCTGAGAGGATTCCAGTTCCTTGGTCGCGTTCGCTACCAACCGCATCGCCTTGGGAGCTTCTAGACCAAGGGCTTCGTATTTCAAAATAGCTTCTGCTACTGCCCCGTTCAGTGCGGTCTGTTCAGCCTCGGTCAGCTTGGAAATCCCTCCGACCGCTTCAAGAGCGACCATTAAATCTTCAGCTGCTGGTATTGCCCCATCCTGCCATCCTCTCGCGAGCTTCTCCTGTGCTTCGGTAAGTTGCTTGACCCCTCCCGTTAGATCGTCGGCTTCATCAGCAGCATCGCCGGTAGCGTCTGCAAGATCGGGCAACGCATTCGCAAGATTCGTAACAGTCCCGCGCATCCCTTCCAGCATGTCGATGCCTGAGTCCATCGCACGATCCCACTCGCCCTGCTGATTGATGTTTTTTGAGGTCTGATCAAACCAATAATGTTGTTCTTCATTGGCGTCATCGAGTTCAAACGCCCACGTCTTCATTTTCTCCGCAGCATCTCTGAGACCGGGAACCATCCCACGGGTGAAAACATTCAACATCGTTACAGCGACAAGACCAAGAGCGTTCAGGGCTTCGGCGAGCGTAAGCACGGAGATTGCTGTTCCCCTTATCGTGAGTTCAACCACGCCGAACCCAATCCGTATACTCTTACCTATCTCAAGCGTTGAGACTCCAAACCGCAGAAGCGCGTCTATCAGGGACATAACGGCAAGACGAGGATCATTCCCAAAAGCGTCCATAAGGGCTTTCGCGATTTTCGTGGGAATGGCGTTGATCTCCGGCGAATTCAATAATTCGTTAATTACCCCTATCCCGTCACGCAGGAATTCAAACAACGGCTTAAAGGCGTCTGATATCGTAAGCTGCACCGTATCAATGAAGGTGCTTGTGACGCCTTCCCACGTCGCAGCCATCTTTTCCATGCCACCACTGAATTTTCCAAGGTCATCTGCGAAAATCTTATAGACTTCATCGGCACTTCCTCCTGCCTTTTGCAGTCTCTCCATCGCATCTCTCGCGGGAGCAGACAACACGGCCAATTCTTGAAGACGCATAGCGGCCTCACCGAAAGACTTCCCCCCCTGTAGCAGAGAATTCAAACGGCCAACCCAGAAACCAAGCTCATTGATCGGTGCGCCGGTCGCAGCACTGGCATCGCCAAGGAGGTTGAGATTTGCTTTGGTATCTAACGCAGCACCGCCAAACGTTCGCATCATGCGGCTGGCTTCAATAATCGGGCCAGTCTCGAAAGGCGTTTTCTTGGCGAATTCAAACAGACTGGCAACATGGGCCTCCGCTGCTTCAGCATCACCCATCAATGTTTCAAACTGGAGAGTCGTGGTTTCAAGCGTGGCGTTCATTCCGATTGCGGAATCTTTCGCAAACGAAAACGCAGCACTGACACCAGACATCAATGCCTGTGCGCCGACAAAACCAGCCATCGTGCCTATAGCCGTTTGTGCCACACTACGAAACCCACCCATCTTCTTGGTGGCTTTACTTAGCTGACCGGACATCTTGTCCTGCAACTCAAGTCTGGCTTCGATGGTGCCGGCGTTCACTGCCATCTATTTTGATCTCGCTGATCGAGCTTGACGATCTTGTTCTTTGAATAATTTAAGCAGAGGCTCTAGATAATCTTCTGGGAGTTGCATGTACTCAACATAGGACCAGTTCATTCTTTGCATTATGGCGAGGTCGTTTTTCGCCTGCGCTTCCCAGTTTTCGGTTTTTTTTCCTCTGTTGCCTTTGATTCATGTTGGTCTATGGCGTTGTCAAGAATATCGAACACACCAGAATCAAGGGCTTCGATATTTTCACGATTGATTTTCATTTTCGTGTTGTTGTCATCTGCTAATGACCAATCCAGCAGAAATGCTTCGGCTCTGGCGAAACTGTATTCCGTCCATTCAAATTGAGCTTCAGCATTCTGAGTCCCTTTCACATCCCGGCGCAGTTCTGAACGGACACGACTGATCGATTTAAGCATCCGACGGCTTTCACCAATCGACAATCGTTTCTTCACCTTTATCCAGAACTCACGACTAATCCCTCTCGGATCATCCCATGCTAGTTCAATCTTGACTTCTTCTGGTTCAACGACCCAAGGATTAGACATTCACTAACACTCCTTTCTCAATGGTGGGTGGCCCTTCGACTTCAATAACAAGACGAGGCTCCGTCAGCTTATCGCCTATAACTATACCGTTCCAGACCCACCTATTCGATCCAAACTCCAACCACACATCTAACGGTGACCGTGAGGACCACGGATCGTGCCGGGATACGACAGAACCGGAGAGCCTGAATCGCTGAGTATGTGGGAGTATGAGAACGGGTTCAAGTTCCCACTCGCCAAGACGGGCAGCGATTTGATACTCAAACCGTAGGAGGCCCGACTTTCCCGTCGCCCTCATCAGTGAATTTTATGTCGCGGCTGTTGCACGCGACACGTCACTTGCACTCTGAACTGTGACCGGAGCATCGAGAAGCGATCCCACGCTTCCACCCTGCGGCTGATACGAATCAATCACGCCGATAGCTGAGAAGCGCGGATTGATTGCCGTCGAGCAGATAGCTTGTGGCCGCCACTCATAACACGCAGTCGTTCCCACCAGACTGAACAGGGTCGCGTCAACATTCGCGGCGGTGTAGTCTTGGTGAAAATTCACGTCGAGACTCCACGTTTTCAAACCGCCCTTGTTAATGCGTGAGTCGTCACCCATTGCAGTTTCGTCCTGCATCTCACTCCCGTAGTTGAACGTCAACGATTCAACGTGGTCGCTCAGGTCAACGCCATTCACCTCGAATAACGCGTTCTTATAAATGATTGTAGCCATTTACCTATACTCCTGTTCGTGTAGTTACTGGATACTCATGGACGCCAAAAACTTTTGTCCCCCGCTTGTCGATGGATCCCAATTCGCGCGCCAGAACTTCCTGTGTGTGCTGGTGACGTTCGCCGTGGTCAGTGGTGTAGCCCACTCACCAACACGACATGATTGACTAGTGAACTCGACATGGCAAGTGAACTTGCCGACCCCGAATCCACTCGACGATGACCCTTGAATGCGAACCTTTATACCACCTGCTGTCGATGACGAAAGCACATGCAATGCCGCATATAACGACTTCCCTGCATACACGCCGCCGACGTCGTAGGCTGTGCCGTTGTCACACGTTGATACCGCCGTCGCACTTGCGTTCTTGATTGGGGTAACTCTTACGATTGCCATAGACTATGCCTCGATGCCTCGACCTTCGATGGTCACGTTGAATGTGAGAAGTTCACCAACACCTCCACCGACAGAGAACTCCGAGATGACACCTTTGAAAGCAAAGCCTCCCGGCGCGGACTCTCCATCTGTGATGCCGTTGGCATAAAGGCTGACCACCTTGTCATCCGTTCCCATGAGTCCGAAATACGCATCGTCCACAAGGTTAGGTGCCGTGTTTTCCCAAAAGCCTGAACCCGTCACGTTCACGACTTCCAAGCCACCCTTATTGATGCGCGTTTCGTCACCGAAACTGGTTTCATCCTGCATTTCAGCAGAATAGTTCAGGGTGATATCAGAATGCGCGGTGGACAGATCGTAACCATCAATGAAAATATTGCAGTCTTTGTAGATCAAAGTAGCCATAGTTATATCCTAAGCCGTGAGGTCTTTCACGATCCTATAATTACAGGCAATCCGTGTCCGTTCCTGATCGTCACGTTCAAGCATGAACGGCGACTGTAACGCCTCCACATAGAGATAGCGTGTGCCGTTGATAGTCGTTTGGTACAGCCCGTCTAATAAATCGAAACACTGGTCGGCGGTTGTTCGGGCCGTCGAATAACTAGTGGACCGAGTGACGACTTGAATCGAGGGTTGTTCGGCTAACGCAGTTCCCGGCGACCCACCCATGCCATGCACCGGGGGCGATCCACCTGTCTCGTAAATCGTCACGACGGTACTCGGATCACTAGGTTGCCGACCTCGATAGATGGCAGTCGTTACGCCAGAGGTCGTCAAATAATCATCCATGTCAGTCAACAGTAAGGCCATCGTCAGACCGCCCCAAATCCTGCCAAACGCATCACATCCAACGCTTGCTCCTGTGTGGCCTTGGGTGTCACATCCCGTTCAGTCGAATGAGCCAAGTGCGTCACTTCAAGAGCCACCAGTTCTGCATACGGTGTGAGTTCCATGTCGCCCCGACTGTCCGTGTAGAACAACCGATCAACCGCAATCGCCGCCACGAGGAAATGGTCATAGACCAACCCACACAGAACCGGATCATCTGAGTCTTTCAACTCACTCACCATCTTACGCATGATGGTGTCAGTGCGTGAAGAGAAAGCAATCGTGGCAGAGCAAGTGGAAGTCATTTGTTCGCCAACTGTGCTTTCGTCCAGCCTTTATAGATGCGGTTGGCAACTTTAGTGGCGATGGTGTTTTTCACAGCCATGAGAGGCTTTTCAAGATATTTCGACTGGCCTCTCCCTTTGTGTTTCAGTTCTAAACCTTCATGCTGGAACATCGCATACTCGGTGTTATAGCCCATCTCCACACTAACCGTCTTTCCACTGTGTTTCGGTTTTTCGACGTGTCCACTCCGAGCGAGATCACCCTTGTCCCAAGGCACGATTCGTTTCGAGGCTGTCATAATCAACTCAGCCTCGCTGAAGAGAGCCTGTCCAATCACGGTGGGAGTTAGGTGTTTGATTTTATTCAAGTTCTTCATCACGTCACTGACACCCGTCACCGTGAAGCTCTTTCCTTTGGTTGCCATTATTTCAGCCAAATCTTCGTATGATGGAATCCGGTCTGGTCAGGCACATGGTTCACCGCCAGAATAGTCGGACTCACAATCTCTTGTCCTGTCGAGGCCACATCATCAGTTGAGAGCGTCACACGATCGCCAGCCCCAATCTTCGCGTTGCTGCCGAGATAGATGTGCGACCTTGAGAACACTTCCTGTCCCGTCCAATCTACGACGTTCTCAGCCCGTCCAACGATACGAGCCTTATAGGACACGTCTGCACCAAAAGAAGGCTCTCCAAAGTCATTCAAAGAGCTTCTAGTGGCTATGCTGACCGTCTGCGGCATCATGTCGAACCATCGGCTCACAGACATCAGAAGTACCGCTTCCACGGATCGATCAACTGCGTCGCCACGTCTTCCGTTCCTTCGGTGGCGTAGGTGATAGACAAGTCTCCAACCTTCTT